CCGTCTTCTACCGTCCAGTTGTATACTTCATTAACTTTTTTCTTTAACTCTTCCATCATCTTCCAACTCCTCCACTTTCCGTCTCAATTCTTTATTCTTTTTCCTCAACAAATCGCGCTCCAGCGCTCTAATCCGTCTCTTGCGTGCATCACACGGCTTCGAATACTCGATTATCTTCTCTTCGTTTTGCTCGATTGTGCGTTTCAGTCCATCAATGACTGTTCGTTTATCATAATTCATCTTCTAAAAATCTTTCAATAGCTTCTCTGTAGGAGACTTCCACCAGACCGTCTAAGTCGTTCAGGGCTTCAATATAGTCTGGACGCCCTTGTCCATACTGCTCTTTCAAAAATTCAACAAAGAGATGAATTTCCTGATAGGTTACTCCAACCATATTTCTTACCTCCCACTAAAAATGTAACGTTATTGATCATCTTTCTTTTCCTTTCTTGCTGCACGTTCCCCGACTAAATAGCCGAGAAATAACCACAGAATAGCCATTCCAAATTCTTTAATAAGTTCAATCATTTTTTTCTCCTCCTGAAAAAGTCGCTAAATAGTAACAATCCTTCGAACCGTAGTCAAACCGTGTCGTCCGCTGACCAATGTGCTTCTGAAATCTTGGATGAGTGATAGCCGAGAAAACCCACTGATGATCTTCCATCTGTTCAATGAGATCATCGACATTGTCAAACGTTCCAAGGTAAAACTTGCAGTGCCCGTTGTAGACGAAGTAAAGCTCTAACATCACTCCACCTCAACGGGATAAAAATTCCCAAAGGAACCCCTCAAAGCCTTACCAACCTGTACGGCTGCCCCACGAGAAACAAACCGCATGGCTTTCTTCTCCTCTGAACATGAAATGTCCAAGCCAGTCACACCAATAACTACGGACCTCAGAAACGGCTTATCCTCTCTTGTCCCATGTCTTAAAATAAACATCAGCCACCTCCATTCTAAAAATATTGCTTCCGCTTGTTTGTCAAGTCGTTGAAAACCATTAAATGGTCTTTATCCACACCCTTCATCAGTCTGGACATAAAGGGTCTGCCATATCTTTTCTGAATATCAGCAGAAGTCAAATTGGTGGTAATGATTGTATTTGAACGCTTATTCAGGATATTGTAGAGAATAGTAAACGACCATTCGCTATCCTTTTCCATTCCCAAATCATCCAAAACCAAGAACTTAGCACTGGCAATTTTATTGACCAGAAACTCCTCCTGACTAAAATCAGCTTTAATCTTCATCAACAAGTCCGTCACGTTGATGAAGATAGCAATCTCTTTCGTGTACTCAGATAGAGCCTTAACCATCGCAAAGGCCAAATGGCTCTTACCTGTTCCAGCTTCTCCTTGTAACACGATGTTGTTCCTAGCACCCTCAGACCACTCACGACAAATCCTCTTTGCAAAAACTAGCTTTTCTGCTTCTTTTTCAGTTGGTGTTTCAAAATTGTCCAAAGTCGCATTTTTCAAAACCTCATCATAAAGAGAAAACTTCTCAAGATAGTATTTCCTCTCTCGCTCATTCTCAGCGTCGGCCAATTCATTCACTCTTGCTTGATTTTCTTCATGAATCCGCTCAGATTCACACATGCGGCATACAACACTCTCAGTCCGCAATATTTTTATCAAAGGAATATTATGCTTGTCGCAAAGCTCTTTCTGTTGTTCTGTATTCCTGTGATAAGATAAGGCAATTTCATCAAACACATTGTCTACCATGACAGACGACCTCCGCATTCATGCCAGCTAGCCATTTCAGACAAGCAAGCAACCACTTGATGAATTGGCTGGTTGGCTAAAAGAGTTTTCTTCTCGTAGCTTAACGGATAATAGTCAATCTCGAATTGTTCAATTAGTTCTAGTACCCCCATTCGTCCTTGGCCTCCTGTTCTTCTTTCTTATCCTTGTTCTTCTTTTCCGATTGACGAACCTGTTCAACAGTGGTGACATTGTTCATCTGCCAATTTCTTAAAATCCCACCAATATATTTGATGTTCGGCTTTCCTGAGTTAATAGCAGTCTTCAATGCTTCTTTCACCAAATCCACATTATTCTCATTTAGTAGATGGTTGATTTCTTCAATTTCAAATCCAGATAAGAGTCTACGAAACTCAGATTGAAAAAGTTCTAAGATATTTTCTTCACTACCACTACTAGTAGTAGTTATTCTTTTCTTATTCTTATCTTTATCTAATCTATTCTTATTCTTATCTTTATCTTCTTCTAGTGCGTTACCGTCCGTTACTGTAACGTTACCTGTAACGTTACCAAGAGCAAGATTTTTCTGTTTTTTACGGTATTTGGCTACACGGTTACGTGTCTGTTCCTTGATTTTCTCCATTCCGTCAACGTTTTGATGTTTTTCCCAATTTGGCAAGCTAATAATACCATCGATAATCTCAATCATCCCAAACTGTTCAAAAACTCCAATAGCCATTCTTACTGTATTCAATGGTCTACGAAAAATAGTAGCTAACATTTCATCTGTATAGTGAACCTTATCAGTCATCATCAACAAACCATTACTGTTATGTTTTCCAGCAAGTGTCAAAATCTTGAACCATATCACTAAGATGGCATCAGGATCAGGCAAGGCATCAATCAGGCAAATCTTTTCATCGTCAAAAATATCGGTTGTGATTTTTATCCACTTAATTTCAGACATACCTAGCACCCCACTTCCTACGGTTAGCGCGATACTTCATCCGCATATCTTCATAGATGTACCTGCCTTCCAGCTCCATTTTTTCAAGCTTAAGTAGACGATTTTCAGACGATAGAATTCGATAGTCTTTGGCTAGCTTGTTATAATCGTTCAAGTATTCCTTGATCATGAACATGGTATCATTATCATTTTCTAGATGTAGGTTAAAGTCCGATGTTTCCTCGTCAGAAATCATTTCCCTGTTTAATTTTTCTTTGGTTTCAAGCCATTCAATCAATTCTTGCATTTCCTGACCTCCTCATTACAAAAATCTGATTGCAGACTGTTTAGGTTCTGGCAAAGCTAACGGCTCAGGACGCAAGCCTACAGGCGGTTCATTGTCGTAGGTAAAGCCCTTGAACGGACGACGAATATTCTTGCGGATTTCTTGACGTTCAGCCTCTCTACCACGTTCGTAAGCATGGTTATAGCCTTGAATAATCATAGACGCAAATTCTTGCTCTTCTCGTCTTTCTTCTTCCTTGCGTTGTTCCTGCAATTTGATATGACGGCAAGCCCCTGCAAATCCAAGCAGTAAGGCTCCAACCCCCATCAACTGGTCTAAAATCGGTGGTTCAAACATTTTTATCTCCTTATCCTCTTTTTGTGCTATAATATAGTCAAATAATTTTGCTAAGACCTTGTCCAGAAGCCTTTTAGTAAAGTTATTATATTTGATTAGAGAGCCATTCTTTGATGGCTCTTTTTGACCATTTCTTACCAGGTAATTCCTTTGGAAATCCCTTTAAGTAACGATAATTATCTGAAAATGTGGCATACTTAATTCCTAAAAAATCACAGGTAGTGTTCACATCCATCAACTCTGGATAGTGATCACTATCTTTCTCTATTTCGACTAGCCTTGTAATTGTGTCCTTGATAATAGATTTAATCCATTCAGACAGTGAAAGTAGAACATTGTCCATCTTCTTCCCCTTTCTAGACGTCATCAAATGAGTTTAATTTCATGATTTTCATCTTAGTGTTTGTGCTTGGCTCCCACGTCATCCAGTAGGCCAAGGCTGCATCTGCAAACTTTTTCGGTAGCAAATCATAGCGACTAATGTTGAAGTGGTCTTTGAAATCAATCTCAGCTTGTCTAAAGACTGATTGAGCAAAAACCTTATCCGCATAAGCAGGACTGTCAATACCGCCAAGGCAAGCCACGACCCGAGCTTTGCGCTTCTTCAGTAACGACTGAGCATAGCTTGGATGAATCGGTTGCTCACTCTTTAGATAGTCGATATCTTCCAGCATGGTAGCCTGTTGCTCACGCAATTTCTTTTGACCAGTGAATAGAGCGATAAAGGCATCCTCGTCCAAGTCCTCGCGGATAAATCCGCCCTGCTTGCGAATAGCTGGCAAGACCTCTGAAGTCACCCAGCGCTTGAATTCCTTAGCTTGAGGCAACTTGCTGGATAAGATGAGAGAGTAGAGACCAGATTCGTTGATGATCAACATATCCTGTGTTCCGCCACTAGTAGGGATGCCCTGTTTTAGGGCGTCCTCTTCATCAACGTGAAGAGTAATCGCATTTCTAGCCTTGCTATATCCTAGGATGTCCGCTACATCCTTCCCGACAAACCACGGCTCGTCATCAATTGTCAAAGTACGGACTTCTTGTCCGTGAAAATTAAAAATTTCGTTCATAGTATTCCTTTCTAAATTTGGTATAATGAAAATAAAACGATTGGAGAAATCTTATGGATTATCAAATTCTTATTCAACCTGCAATTAGTGTCATTCTTGCAATAATCTCAGGTTTATGGTCATATATTGCATCAAAAGCTAACAATAAAGCTGAGATTGAAAAACAGGCCAAAGAACATTCACATATCGTAGAGAAACTTGAAAAAGAATTTCATTATCAGATAGATACTCTCAAACAACAACACACCTTGGAACTTGAAAAAGTCAAACAAGCTCATGAATTACGGTTACAAGAACTTGAAAAGGTATCTCAGATTGATACTGAAACCGACAAGGCTATGAAGATGAATGATCTTATCTACAAAACTTTTACAGGCGAAGTTGATTTGGACAAAGCTTTAAAATTAGCTGATAAAGCTAACAATCACAAACAAAAACTAAATAAAAAATTTATTCAAAAGACTTCTAAAAAATCATAAATTAAATTTATTTCTAATTCTTTCAAGCTCATCATCTTGTATTTTTTTATACTCGTTGATGCGCTTTTTTCTGTCTCTTTTGCTAGCGTAGTATGTAGCAAAACCAATGATAAGATTGATTATGACAACAAAGTAAAACCATACTATTTCATTCATCTCCACCCTCCTACTCCAGCACCTTACTGCCGACTACCAATCGTTTAACGACAACGTCCATCTCCTTAAATTCGGCATTCTCTGCACAGTAGCGGACGCTCTCGCTGATGATGTGACAAATAGATACGCCGTACTCGTTCGCCAGCTCCGTAGCAATCTCCCAGGCATCTTTGTCAATCCGTGTTACTTTTTGCGCTGCGTTGTTCATACTATTTCCTCATGCTCTAACTATTTTCCCAAGGGTTTTCAATACCCAAAATATCTACGACTTTTTCTTTCACATAATCACTTCCTTTTCCATACTTCAGCAGTTCTGAAATAACTGATGATGCTACAGATACTTGTTTTGCCAATTCGGCTTGAGTCATATCCAGCTCAATCAAACGAGTTTTGATTTTAGCCTTGATTATCTTTAGTTCTTTACTCATATTTTTCCTTTCTAAATTTGATATAATTAAAATAAAAACGATTGGAGGAGAATAATGAAATCTTCATTTTTTCACTATCTAAAGGAAATCATCTTATATGGTGTCCTAGTTCCGATTTTGACAGTTATCGTAGGATTTCACCTTTTTACTACCTTCTATCCTATTTCTGATTCACTGTTAACAGATTTCTTGAAAGCTTTTACAGAACAAAGAATCCTTGCTATTGTATTCGTTCTTATTCTTTGCTTTATATTTTTCGGTTCAATTTATTACTGTATTTCATGTGGACGAAATAGAAAATTGATACCTGATAAAGTTTATACACAAATCACAACTTACATTTCATCTGTAGGTTTAGGGACTGCAGTGATAGCTGTCGCTACCTTGACTCTCACAGAATTACAGTTTTCAATCCTTACAGGTTGGATTGCTTTTATCGCTTTGTTGTTGCCACTTCTGAAGTTTAAAGTCCAATACAGCACCTATCAAAGTAGCGACAATGTAGCACAGAAAACTACCGAAAACAAAGCCAATTAAGAAAGGCTCTACCATTCTCCTCTCCCCCTTTCTTTTAAAAAATTATCTAAAAAGTTAGCGAATTCCTTGACAAAAAACAATCTATAGTTTAGAATTTAATCATAGAGAAAAGACCTACTAAAAGTAAGGTTCTACCTAGAAAACGGACGCCAATCAGTTTCATTAGGCTTTATTTTTTAGTTGTCTTGTTCGCTAACTCTTTAGCTTACAAATAATATTCTAAACTATAGATTGCATTTTGTCAACAGATTTACAATCAAAAGTTTAAATATTTTTTGTCATGCCTTAGAAAGGTTGATAAATCAATGTTTTCTTTATTCGAAAAAATAAAAGAACTTTGCCAAAATCGTGGAATTTCTATAAATTCTCTTGAAGAAACATTAGGATATAGTAGAAATACAATCTATAGTATGAAAAACAAAAAACCAAATGCTGAACGTCTTCAAGAAATTGCTGACTACTTCAACGTGTCCACAGATTATTTACTTGGTCGCACGGATAATCCTGCTATTGCTGGTGATTCAAAAGAGTACACTTGGCAAGGGAAGACCCTAAATGTTGAAGAAATGGCATCTAATGTCATGATGTTTGGCGGCCGAGAATTAACAGATGAAAAGAAGAAAATCATCCAGTCTATCATTGAAGGTTATCTCAAAGAAGCTGGTGATTAGAGGTACTGCTTAGTGACCGAAAAAGAAATTATAAGTCATTTTCAGGTTCGCATTGTCGATTTTGACGGTGAGCTAATACCTGATGAACTTGGATTTTACGAAAAAGAAACCAACACAGCTTTCTTGTCTAACAAACTCAGCAAAAAAGAGAGAGTTAAGGTACTATTGCATGAACTCGGACACAAAGACCACACACGCTCAGAGTACCAGAACGCTCGCCTACGCTGTGAAAACGAAGCTGATAGGAATATGATCCATCATCTCGTAAAAGACGCACTAGAAAGCTTAGACGACCCCACAGAGTTTGATTACCTCAAATTCATGTCTTATTACAATCTTAAAACTGTGACTAATGAAGTCATGGTCAAGGAAGAGTACTTGGCATTAGTAAATTAAAAATTGCATTGAAGATATTTATATAGAGGGGAAATATATGCAAAAGACTGTTGAAAAAATATTATTCAGAGTCGCTGGAGTGACAAAATATAAAAAAGCAGTAAAAGAAGCTTGCAATATGATTGCTGAAGACAATGGGATTCCAGAGTATTCAAAATACTATGGCGATTTATCAGCTAAGGAAATCAGGGAAGAAGTTGAAGAATACGGTCTAAAAGTTTTTAAATATCGAGATTTAGATATTTTTAATATTGAACTCATTCCAGAAACGGATAATAAATATGATCCCAATGCTATAAAAGTTTTGATTTTTGATAATCACATAGGATACGTCCCTGCAACAGTCTCTAAATCTATTCGTAAATATTTTGATGATGAAAGATATCATTTCCTAATAGAATGTGAGATAAAAGGCGGCCCATACAAAGAATGGGACGATTATGAAGAAAAAGTTGTCATAAATAATGATTTGGATGTTGGTTTTGAAATTTACCTTACCATTGTTGATTCTTCACAAAAAGAAGTAATTCAGAGCGAATCATCTGAGATAATTGATGATAACATTTTCAATAAAGAAGTTACGAAAACTGAATCTATTGAAACTAAAACAACTGAAGCTGAACATATTGAACAAAATATTGTTAGTGATAGTTTCGCTGATATAGTAAACGAGATTAATCTTTCAGAAACATCTCCTAAGAAAAAACTTCCTGCCAATAAAATCATATTTTCAGCACTGTATCTTTTCTTAGTCTTTTTTGGAGTTGTTGGTATTCCAATCGCTCCATTCCTTGCAGTCCCTTTGACAGCTTGGAGTTTGTATAAACTATACAAACTATTCAGAAAATAAAAAAAAGCCCCACAATCGCCCTCGCCAAAGTTTGATTGTGAAGCTTACCTTGTATAAAAATCAGCCATTAAAAAGGCCTCTTTTCTATACCCTATTTTACACCATGAAAGGGGTGATGTCAATATTCTCAATGTTTAGACCTTGTCCAGAAGCCTGTAAACAAGGAGAATACAATGAAATATAATAAAACAAAATACCCAAATATCTATTACTATGAGACTGCTAAAGGCAAGCGTTACTATGTCAGACGTTCTTTTTTCTTCCGAGGTAAAAAAAGAGAAAAAAGTAAAAGTGGTTTCACAACTCTCCCTCAAGCTCGTGCAGCCTTGGTAGAGCTTGAGCAACAAATCCAAGAACAAGAATTAGGTGTCAATACGAATCTGACACTTGATCAATATTGGGATATTTATTCTAAAAAGAGATTGTCAACAGGGCGCTGGAATGACACTTCCTACTACCTCAATGATAACCTCTATAAGAATCATATCAAAACCAAATTTGGTTCTATTCAGCTTAAAAATTTGGATAGAAATGAGTATGAACTCTTTATCGCTGAAAAGTTGCAGAACCATACCAGATACACTGTTCAAACCCTCAATTCCAGCTTCATGGCATTGCTGAATGATGCCGTGAAAAATGGTAATCTGCTCTCAAATCGCTTGAAAGGTGTTTTCATCGGCCAGAGTGATATCCCTGCTGCAAACAAGAAAGTGACTCTCAAAGAGTTCAAGACTTGGATAGCAAAGGCAGAAGAGATTATGCCAAAACAATTCTACGCTCTGACCTATCTGACAATTTTTGGATTGAGAAGAGGAGAAGTCTTTGGATTGCGTCCAATGGACATCACTCAGAACGACAGCGGACGGGCTATACTGCATCTTAGAGACAGTCGAAGCAACCAGACCTTAAAAGGGAAAGGAGGGCTTAAAACGAAGGATTCAGAGCGATATGTCTGCCTTGATGATATCGGAACAGACCTGATCTATTATCTGATAGCTGAAGCTTCTAAGATTAAGCGAAAGTTAGGAATTATCAAGGAACAGCACAAGGATTATATAACTATCAACGAGAAAGGTGGTCTCATCAATCCAAATCAGCTAAATAGAAACTTCAATCTAGTGAATGAAGCAACAGGATTGCATGTAACACCTCACATGATGCGCCACTTCTTCACGACTCAAAGCATTATTGCAGGGGTTCCGCTTGAACAATTAAGCCAGGCGCTGGGGCATACAAAGGTTTATATGACGGATCGTTACAATCAAGTAGAGGACGAACTTGCTGAAGCGACAACAGACCTATTTCTTAGTCATATTCGCTAAAAAA